ATCCCGCACAGCGGCCTTCAACCAGGTCCGGTACCCGGCAGCATCACCGAACACGGCCACGCACTTAGCGAGTTGAGCGTCAGTCAGCATCACAGTGGGGAGGTTGGGCATGGTGGTTTCTCCGATCAGGTTCCGGGCAACGACGAAGGCCAAGCGTCAGCGGTGATGAAAGTTAGAGTCATGTAGTGCGCCGCGACCGTCATGTAAGCGCGGCTGACCGCCAGGCCGCCGCCAGTCGTGAGGGTCGCGTTCGCGTAGTCGTCCGTCGCGCTACTGGACGTCCCATAAGTGTGGATACCGGGCCGGAACCCCACCGGAAGCGTGTAGAACGTGTCAGCTGTCGCGGCCGTCTTGTTGACGCCCGCCGTGACCTCTACTGCGGCCCCGACTCGGCGCAGTTGGAAAACCGACGACGCTACAGTCCACCCGTTCAGCAGGGACACCGCCGCCAGGTTCCGCAGACCCGTGTCCCCGTATTCGACCTTCCAGCCCGTGTTACCCGTGCCGCTGGCCTTGATCCACTTGATAGCGCCCGTCGTCGCCGCCGTGTCGATGTACGTGGACCCCACCGGGGCCGACACCACGCCCTCGGGGGAGCCAGTGCCGGACATGACACGCGGGCCGGACGCGCCGACGACGAACCCGGACGCGGCTGCGGCTTCCACTGCACCGGACGACGTGATCGCTCCGGAGCCGATGGTGCCGAGGCCGCTGATGTTGTTGGAGTCGTCGACGGTGACACCGGACCCTTGCAGGACTTTGCCGGTGGCCAGGTCGAAACGGGGAAGGGTGTTGTCGGTGGAGGATGCGGGGCCGGTGACTCGGGCGGCGAGGTCAGCGGGTAGTCCGGTGACCTGCGACTGGGCGACAGTGAGCGGATCGGACCCGGCCGGGGCGTGAGTGGACGCGTGAGTGGTGGACGCCTTGCCCGATAGCGCGGTGTCTAGTCCCGTCACGTCCGACTGTGCGTGGGAGTGGACCGACGCCGCTTTACCAGCCAGGTCCGACACAAGTCCCGTCACATCCGACTGCGCGTGGCTGTGAACGCTCGCAGCCTTGCCAGCCAGGTCAGTGGTCAAGTTTGTGATCTGCGACTGGGCGAGTGTCACGGGGTCGCCACCGGCGGATGCGTGGGTGGCTGCGTGCGCTTTGGGATCCGCGACTGTCAGTTGTGACCACGTCGATGCGCCGTCGCCAATCTTCACCAGCTTGTTGGTGGTGTCTAGCCCCCACTCGCCGGCGGCAAGCACCGGGTTGACAGATGCCCACTGAGCGGCCGTGCCGCGACGCATCTGGATGCGGATCCCCGTCATGACACGCCACCTCCATCGAGTCCAAGATCGCCGGGATCGGCCGGGGTACCCCCGTCGCCGTCGTATGCCGGGTCGGCCGGGTCGTCTATCTGCTCCACCAGAAGTGAGCGCGCCGACATCGTGGACGAGTCCACGACTCCCACGACGGTGAACGTCACGCCGAGCAGCGGACCGGCCGTGATCTGCACCCGGTCGCCGTTGGCAACCCCGGCGGCGGATCCATGCGGCAGCACGAGCGTCTGGCGGGTGCGCAACTGCTCGGCGTCGGCGGCTTGGACTTCGTCGGGGTTGGCGTTACCGGCCGGTGGGCCTTTGACGCGGCACGCGCCGGAGTAGATCGGCGCCCACGTGGTGGTGTAGTCGCCGGTGGTGGCGTTCAGTTCCCCCGTCTGGCTGCGGGTGATGTCGCACGTGTCGAGCATCAAAGACTCGTGGGCGATGCGGGCGCGAGCCACCAATCCGGCAACGCTCATCAGTCGTCCCCTTCTAGCCACTCGGCATAAGTCGGTGACGGTGATAGCGACGATCCCGGAACCGCCACCGGCGCGATAGAGCCAAGCCGCTGCTTATAGCGGCGCAGGATCTGCTTCTCACCGGGATGCAAACCCACCGGCTCGGCGTTGGCGTACTGCGCGCGGTAGTCGTCAATGGACTCCGCGACCAGTCCCGGCGTCTGGGTGTAGAGCCGCCCCGCGATGGACAATGCCACGGCCGCCACGTCGTCGGGGACGGTGGCATATCCGGCGTCATAGACGACAGTGGCTTGGTCTTCGTCGGGGCTGGACTCCAGCCAGATGACGTCGCCGATACCGTCCCACTTCCAGTCGGTGTCCGCGACTTGCGCCACACCGTCGATCGTCACGCTGGTGATCTCGGTGACGGGTCGCTGCGGCACCCGGATCTGGCGGGCCTTGATCGGCAGCAGATGGGTGTATGTGTCGGCTTCGATGAACTGGCCGGTATAGCCGGTGATCAGCCCGGTGGCCATGGTGCGCACAACGGTGGCGGTGGTGGTGTCCAGCTCGGCACGTAGATACGCGGCGAAGTCGTCAAGCGTGAACAGCGCCATGGGTGCTCCTAAACTTCGCGGGCTTCGGCGTGCAGTTGCTGCATCGCGATCGGATCGTGCTTGGCCTGGCGGTAGCGGTTGGCCAGATGCTCGTTGTCGGGTGTGAGTCGCTGATCTCGGGTCTGCGGCGGGTGCCACAGATGCCAGAGCAGACCGGCGCCGTACTGCGGGAACTGTCGGGTAGCCGAATACAGCGCGCACCCGAGCGCGTAGTCCTCGCCGCCCCAGCCGACGAAGCGCGGGTCGAACCCACCGACCGCGTCCCACACGTCTTTGCGGATGACCACGATCCCACCGCCGGCGAGCAGTTGATGGCGGCTCTCGGTCGGCAGTCTCGGATCGAGATCGGCGGCCGGATCACCGTCGAGCACGCCGGCGGTGGCGTCGGGAGTCAACCGGCGCACCGCTTTGGCGGGCACCGCGTAACCGTCGCGTTGCGCGTGGCCGATAGCGCGGCGGATCCCGTCGGCGTCCACGACACAGTCGGCGTCGGCGATCACGAGCACGTCAGCGGTGGACGCGTTGGCGGCGGGGTTCACCGCGGCGGCTTTGCGCCACTTGCCCCGGCACGTGCCCACCGTCACCGGGTAGCCGTGTGCGCGGTAGCGGGTGATCACCCATTGGCGTGCGCGTTTGCGGTGTGCATCGTCGCGCACGCCGGCGCCGATGATCACATCCACGCTCACCACGGCGGATCCTCCACGAGATCGGCCGTCGACTTGTGGAAGTGCTGGAAGTAGTGAGCGGTGAGCTCGTCGTCGGTGAGTCGTCCATACATCCGCCAGTGAGCGCCGATGGAGCGGTGGAGTTTGGTGGCCGCGAGCGCGGCGGCCCCGTTGCGGGATTTGCGGATGAACTGCTCGGGGCTGCGGTACGGGTAGTGATGGATCATCAGCGGGCTATGGACTCGTCGATGAGCCCGCTCATATCCCACGTCGTGGTTGCCCATCGCCAGCGTGAGCGTGGCGTCGGTGCGCGCCGCCATCTTCGGTAACACGGCGGGGGCTTGCTCGCGCCACCGCATCCGCACCACCGGGTCGGTTTCGTCGGCGTCGTCGGCGTCGGTGCTGCGGTGGTCGAACAGTTGCGCGATCGCCACATCCGCGTCGAGGCCATGCAGATAGTCGGCGATACGCTCCCCGTCGCGGGTAGTCCAGATCTCGTCGGCATCGAATGGCACCACCCATTCCGCCCCGCACTGCCATGCCGACGTGGCGAGCGCCGTCATCTTGTCGGCCTGCTCGTATGCCGGATCCGGATCGTCCACCACTTGCGCGCCCGCGGCGGCGGCCAACTCGGCGGTGGCGTCGGTGGACAGATTGTTAGCCACGAGCACGTGATCCACGTGTCCGAGCATGTGGCGCACCGTGGTGGCGATGATGTCGGCTTCATCGCGGACCATCGCGATGCCCCAGACGTTAGTAGCCATGCCCGACCCGCTCGTGGCCGATGTGGTGGCACCACTGCCCTGACTGCCGAGCGCCCCAGAATCCACAGCGGATAGCGGGGTCGGTGAACAGACGCAGCGAGAAGATCCCTTCGGATTGGGGCACGGTGGGCCACGGGTGATCGAGCATCCGCCGCGGATACAGCGACGGGTTAGTGGTCCAGAACAGTCGATGCTCTAGCCACTCGCGACCCTGGTCGTCGGCGCAGTCCACGTAGTCGGCGGCGCGGGACTCCACGATCCCGCCGGCGGCGCGTTCCACGTCGTTCCACGGCTGGCGGCGTAGTGCCAACTGCGCCAGATACGGCCGGTCGGTGAGCACGTCGGCGGCCGCGACAAGATCCACGTCGCGGGTGATTCGGAAGTCATCTTCGGTGGAGAAGATAAACGGCTCGGCGGTGGCGTGCGATAGCCACTCTTGTGCGTGGCGGTACGCGCCACCGAAACCGGAGCGGCGCACTGTGGCGATGATCTGCCAGTCGGGAAACCACGCCGCGAGTTGCTTGTGGTGGTCGGGGTCGCCGGTGTCGTCGTGGATCACCCGGCGCGTTACCGGGCCGTTGAGCCGCTGCAACGTCGGCACCGTGTCACGTAGACAGTCGTCGCGTCCGTCGGTCATCACCAGCAGCGTGATCATGCCCACTCCCTGATCTGGCGATGAAGCAGCGCCGGGTTGGGCACGCGCTGATTGCGAGAGTCGGGGCGCATCGTCTGTCGATACACCGCACCCGGCACGTGGGTGATGCGTGCCCCACGACGATGAGCGCGCAAGTAGAGCGCCCAGTCTTCCCATCCGGGTAGCTCGGGGAACCCGCCACACGACAGCAGCAGACTGCGGCGGATCGCCGTACCGATACAGCACGGATTGGATCGCTCGATATCGCGGCGGGCAAGATCGGGGGTTTCCACCCGGTCGGGATAGTGAAGCTCTAGCCGTGGCGCTCGCAGATCCCCGTCGGCATCCATCAGCGCCGCGGTGTACCCGTCGGCAAGACGGTCGTCGGCGTCTAAGAAGATCAGCCACTCGGTGTCGGCGTCTTCTGCCGCCCGGTTGCGTGCCCCGTGCAGCGTCGTGCCATGCACATGAACGGCACCGTGAGCCCGCGCCGTGGCCTGGCCGGCGTCGCGCCACTGCCGTGACCCATACGTGGCCACGAGCACCGTCACCGAGCCCATAGCTGCTTGCGTCGTTTCCACAGTGCGTGGCCTTGGCCCATGCGCAGTAGCGCCCGGTCGTACATGCCGTCGGGTCGCGCTTTGCCCCACAGTGGGTGATGGTGCTCCACGATCGCATCGGCGGCATGGCCGTACAGTCCACGGCTGCGTGCGGTGTCGATCAGTTCGTTGTCCGTGAACTCGTGCCAGTAGCCCTCATGCAGAATCTGGCCGGGATCGGTGATCGTTCCCCACCGATCCGCATAGTCGCGGGCCACCAGTGTGTGGGTGGACAGCACGCCGGTGGCGGTGTGGCGGTTGCCGAGATCGTTGGTGCCGATCACTTGCGCGCCGCTGTCCGCCACCCGTAAGCACGCTTCCCACCAGCCGGGATGGAATGTGATGTCGCACGCGCCAGTGAATAGCCACGGCTCGCTGGTGTGGCGATAGCCGTGATTGATCTTGGCCGCGTAGTCGCCACGTGCTCGTGGCTCCACGACTTCCACTTGGTCGCCGGTGGCGTTGACCGCATCCAGTACGTCGTCGTCGCCGGCGGTGCAGATCCACACCAGCCTGGCCGCATCGGTGGACGCGGCCAGGCTCGTGCGGACAGTGTCGACCGTGTGTGGCCGCCCCAGCATCGGGACTAAGACGGCCACATCCGCCACGGTCAGAGGGTGATGACGCAGTCGGCCGCGACGATGGCGGTCGAGCGGGTCACCTTGGCGCCGTAGACGTGGAGCCCACGCACCCGGTCGGCGAACTTGTCGTGATGGCGCAGCGCCTCCACGTCGCGGACCTGCTCGGCAAGAGTGGTCGCGTACGTGGAGCCGGCAAGCACCAGCTTGGACGTGTTGCTCGTGGACAGCGATCCGTCGGGCAGGTTGTTGCTCTTGTGCAGCGTCAACCCGGCGGCCTGGCCAACCACGCCATTGGCGCGGGTAGCAGCACCGGCCTGGTCACCAGCGGCGACGAAGCGGGAGTCCTTGAGCATGAGCCCGTAGAAGCCGGGGGTAACCACGGCCCAACGATTCTCTTGCGGGACGTTGGCCTCATCGAGCAGTGCCGCCATCTTGACGAGCAGATCGTATGCCTCGGCGGCGGTGTCGATCGCGGCCTGGGTGAGCAGATGATCCGGGTTGCTGGTGGACACTCCTGCGCCCATCAGATCCAGGATGTACTCATCCATGGTGTTGGACAGCCCGTAGCTGGCGCGGTTGATCTGCTCGGTGAGCACGGCGCCGCCGTTGACCGACTGGGCGCGTTCCACGTCATCGAGATAGAAGTCGAAGTACTTCTTCTGATCCAGCGGCAGCGCGCGGGTGGCGTCGCTGATCGCTTCCGACGTGATGTCGGCGCCGGTGTACGACCCGATGGTGGGATCGGTAAACGACGTGATCTTCACCGAGTCGCCGACCGAAGCGTCGCCCTCGTAGTCGCGATTGCAGATTCCCGCCGCCACCGAAGTCGCGGACAGGTTGGACAGGATTCGGGCCGACCAGATGTCGGGCACGAAGTTGGTAACGGCCATGGCAGCCGGCTCCTTTTTTCTTGGGGATTAGTTACGTCCCGCCAGCAGATCCGCGAACCGTCCAGCATCCTGGGCGGCCACGATCTCCGTCGGGCTCATACGTGCGAGGTCGTCTCGCGTCAGTTGTCCGTCCGCTGATGCACCGGGCTTCGCGCCTTGGCTGGGATCGGGTGCCGGACTGCGGGGTGCAGCCGCGGCGGCGGTTGCGGCCATCAGCTTTTGAGCCTTGGCGCGCAACTGTTCTTCGTCGTCACCGGCGAGGAACTCATGCAGATCCGCGGGTAGACCAGTCTCGGCGGCGACCCGTAGACGCAAGGCTTCCGCTTTCGCAGCGTCGGCCTCGGCCTTGGCGGCGGTAGCCGCTTCGGTCAGTCGCTCTAGCTCGGTCTTGTTGCGGTCTTCATACTCTTTGACCTTTGCCTGTAGGTCGGCGGCGGCTCTCTCGGCCGCCCGTCGGGCGGCGCGTTCTGAGTCCAGCGCCTTTTTGCCAGGCTCCCCCAACGGTGCATCGACGGCCTTTTCCGGGCCATCGCTGGTCGCAGACGCGCGCGCGGACTGCGGTTCAGTGGACGGCTCCGGGGTGGGGACCGGGGTGGTGTTGGTGGTTTCTGACATGGCTTCCTCCATCGCGGGGGATCAACCCACACCCCTCGCGGGTGCGGGAAACTCAAGCGGCCAAAAGGCCGTAGCGGGTCAGCACGTCGATGGCGTCAGCGCGGGACCTGCCTGCGATGAGCCGCTCGATGGACCTCGGGGTACTCAGACCGGAACGCGAACCCCGGACAGTGGTGGCGTTGACCGTCTTGGTCAGATCAGCGCCGCCGCGGATGGCCTCGGCTTCAGTGCGGCCGAAGTAGTGGTCTTGCTGCGCCGGTGATAGTGCATCGAAGTACGCGCGCGGATCGGCGCGCACTGGTGTCACATCGGCGGCGGCGGGCGCTGGCACGTGACGGCAGTCGCATCCAGGATGGCGGGCGAACCCGGCATTCCACTGGAACCACTTGCCCGCCAGTACGGCACACCGGCCACATGATGGCGGCGACAGTATCCGCGCGTACCCGCTGAAGTCGGACTGGCCAACCATGCCGATTCGCTCCGCGCTGACTCCCGCTTGGGTGGTTTCATTGGCGGCGATGCGCGTCAGCGTGGCGGTGGCGGACGTGGTGGCAGTGGCCAGATCGGCGCCGGCGTCGCTGAGTACCTCCGCGCGCGTGATGGCGTAGCCGAGCACGTCCGTCAATGGCGCGCCCGCGCTCGATGTGCCCGCGAACGCTCGCGGCACCACCGTCGTGGGCGCGGCGTCCATGCCGTACCAGTCCGTCAGCGCGGCCAGATATGCGGCGGCCTGCACCGCTTGCGACAACTGCCCAGCCGCGAGCAGTCCAGCGGCGCGCACCAACTCGTCGCGAAACCCTGACGGGCCCGTGGCATTCCAGATGGCCAGCACCGCTTCCACAACCTGGCGAGTCGTGGACGATGAGCGTCGATAATGCTTCTGTGCTATCCGCTCAAGCGCCATTACCGGTCACCGACACCGGCTTTGGACCGAGCAGACTAGTGAAGTCGCCGGCCAGCACGCGATCCACAGCACGGGCATCGTCGGTTTCCATCACCGTGATCTCTTCGGCTGTGTAGCCCAAGTCCTGGCGCGCTTGGCGCAGACTGACCAGACCGGCCTGGCGCAGCTTGACCACCGCATCGGCCTTCTGCGCGATCGTCGGAGTGGCAGCGTCGCGCCACACCGTCTCGAGCGAGTCGATGCGATCGGGTAGTGAGCCGTCGGAGATCAGCAGCGCTAGCCGCATCACTTGTTCCCACGCTTCACCGAATGCACGTTGCCGCCGCTCGGCGCGCTTGACCAGCCGGGTTTCCGCCGAGCGGATCGCATCCGCCGACGTCGGGTTTGTGTCGGAGTAGCCCAAGAAGTGCGGCGGTAGTCCCGCCAGTGACGCGACCATGCGAGCCAGCGTGTTCAGCGTTTGATGGAAGTTCGATAGATCGGCCTCGCTGAACTGAGTCACCGACACCTCAGACGGCAGCGCGTCGATTGTCCACACGCGGCCCGCGATCTGCGCCCAGCGCGACAGCGGCCGGCCCTCGGAATCGAACTGGTCGTCCTCGCCCATGCCCACCACGACGCGCCGCGGCATAGCGTGAAACTCGGCGCTGATCATCATGTCGGTGGCGATCTTGCACGCCGCATCGGACAGCGGCACAACGTCGGCCAGCTCCGAGACGCCATCGGGACCAAGAATGCGGGCACGGTTGACCAGCGGCACCACCGGCACGACGCCGAGCTTGTGGTCGTCGCGCTCGTACTCGGCCCACTGGCCCGACCGGCCGCCGTACATCCACGACGTGTAGTCGGGGGTGTAGAGCGTCAGAAACTCGTTGTCGTCGTCGTCGGTCCAGCGCTTGATGGCAGCGGACACACGCCGGGTACGCGGGTCGCGTTCCGCCCAGACTTGCTGCGCGGACTCCACGGTGATCACCGGCGCACCGTCGGGACTGTCGGGGGCACCCACGATGATGTAACTGCGCCGCGACACCAGCGCGTCGATGTGGGCTTGCTGCGACTGCTCATCGAGCCCGTTGGCCTGCCAGATGTCCCACAGCCGTGACTGCACTTGCTGGTTGATCCGGAACCCTTCGATGTCCAGCCGCTCTTCTAGTGAATCGACCACCAGCCGCGGCCAGTTGACGACCACCGGATTGATCCGGCCCGCCATCTCGCGCAGCAACTCGGGAGCGACATACGTCAGTCCCTGGTTGCCTTCGTAGTAGCGCGACCACTTCGCTAGATCCGGCAGCTTGCGGATCAGTCGATCGCGCAACTCGTTGGCCATATGCAGCGGCTCATCGGGCATATTCGCGGCCATGCCGGACCCTCCTCTCGTTTGATTAGTAGACGACCATCCGCCGCGACCGTCGCCGCGGTAGTCCCTCGGTGCGGACGTCGCACGCGGCTTCATGTGCCAGTGCGTCGGCCATCACCGCGTCGATCTTTTGGTGGCTGTTGGGTTTGCCGATCACCATCCCGCCGGCACGCCGGACCCGGCGAGCGTTGGCGATATGGGACGCGGTGATCAGACAGTCGTCGTGGGTTAGTCCGCCGGTGGCCACGTCGGTGCGCAGTCGCTCTAGCGCCGCGGCCATCTGCCGGGTGCGGTACGTCGCCCACGACACCACCCGCTTATCGCCGTGCTCGCTAGCCCACTGCTCGATCTCGGACTGCCATAGCTCGGGGTCGCAATACATCCGCACCACGCTGAACCGTGCGAACAGCTCCGCCACCGCCGCTTGCACTTCCGCACGCGGGATCTCCCCGCCGTAGTCGGCCGGATTCCAGATCGTGGGAGCCCCGTCGCTGAACGTCGGAGTGAACCCGTACAGCGCGCCGGTGTCGGGATCGAGCACGCGGCCGCGGATGGCCGTCCAGTCGTCCACCATCGAGCCGTCGAATCCCAGACACACCACGGCGCCGTCCGGCACGGCCGACACAGCCGCCGCGCTATTCCACGCGTCCAGATCGAAGAACGCGTCGGACACGGCGACCACGCGGTTGAGATAGAACCGCTCCGCTTGCGCGGTGTCGCCCTTGGCGATCAACTCTTCAATCTCGGCGTCGATGCGATCCAGGCTCACCCAGCCGCCGCGATCTTCACATGAGTCGCCATAGACGTGGCGCAGCACTTTGCGCCGCTCCCGCTTGTTGCGCACCGACCCCGCCGGCGGCTGTGGGTAGTCCACAAACACGTCGGCTAGTCCGGCCTCGGCGGTGCGTTGCGCGTCGGACTCTTCGGCCGGATCCCACGCGTTGGTGGTGGCCACGCTGCGGCCCTTCATACCGGCCAGGTTGCGGCGCTGGGTGTCGGCTAGTTGCCAACCGCCGTTGTGCTTCAGCCATGAGTGCGGCTCGTCGTGGACGGCAAACGTGATGCGCTGCCCCAATCGGCTGCGACCCTCGGCCGTCACCGGCTCGATGAATCCGCCGCCGGACAAGTTGATCCGCGTCAGCCCCGTGTCGGGGATGACGTCGGCTAGTGGACCCTCTTGGATCATTGGCAGTAGTGCTCGGTAGACGTTGGCGACTTGGTCCTCGCTGCTGGCAGCCAACTGGATCCACGGGGTGGCCCACGGTTTACCGACCGGCTCGCCATCGGCGTCCCACCCGGCGAACGTCACCGGGCCGACCGCTTCGGCGCAGACCATCGCCGCCGATAGTGGACCTTTTCCGTGCTTCTGTGGACGGACGAACATGGAGCGGCGAAACTGCCAAGCGTCCCCAGCTCGGGACTGCACCGCGTCGGGACGTAGACGGTAGTGCCACAGCAAGAACCGCAGTTGCTCCGGCGTGAGTCGGAACGGATCCCCCGCGTTGTCGCCATCCGGAATCACGCAGTGCGCTTCGATCCAGTCCGCGACTTCGTACCCAAGCGTCGGAAACTCGCCCCGGTACTCAGCCCCGCGCCACGACATCGGGATCCACGGCCTTGAGTCGCTGCCGGGTGGACTTCGGTGTCGCGGCTCGATGCTGCCGCGCGTCCGCCACGTCGTCGGAGTCGTCGATCTCCCACCGCAACCGCAGCATCGCCGCGGGCGTGAGCCCTAGCCGATCTTCCAACTGGCGGACTTCGGCGAGCAGCGCCGCTGATGGTGCGTCCATCTCCGATTCCGTGGTGCGCAGCAGTCGCACATACCGAGCCACCACGCGCGTCCAGTTATTCAACTCCCACGCAGCGGCGGCCGGGGTGGCCCACAGTTGAGCCCACAAACCCGCATCGGCTTTCGTCATCTTCCCGGCGTACGGCCACGCCGGCGGCGGACCCTGGCGGCCCGCCTTGGGCAGTTTCAACGTGTTGGCGATCGGCGCATTACGGCGCCGCCGCTGATCGGCCGGTTTCGGCAATGGGGGCATGGCTACTCCAAGCGTCGCGCTTCGGTGTTACCCGTGAGCCGTCGCGGCTACGGGGAGTGTTGTGACTTCACGATCCGTACGCACCGCC